GGGTTTGCCTCTTTGAAGGCTTCGTATTTGATCATCTCGGGTGTTTTCACGAGAACGTCAAAAAGGGATGGTTGCATTGCTTCCTCCTGCGGTCGGGGTCCCGCTATCACGGGACGCACTTGGTTGTCAGTCATTAGACCGACTCCCAGACCGAATGTCAAGTCACCGCGCGTCGAGTGTAGGAAAAGCCGCTATGGCATCTAGGACGGCTTGTGGGAGGTTGTCTCCGCAGACGTAGCGGATATGCCACGCTTCGGCGTTAGCACCGTTTTTGACTTCCCACGAGAACCCAAACTTTAAAGCGTTGCTGGTGGAGAATCCGTCGCCTAGTAACCATTCGAGTCGTTTGCCTGAAGCGGACGCGACATCTATCGCGAGTCCCCAGCCGTGATTACTGGTGGAAGGGCTGCCTGCTGGGGCAAAACCTTGTTTCAGCCACCAAACTTGACCGTTGTATTTGCGGGTCACTTGGGGTTTACGGAAGTTGGGTTTGGCTTCGTAGCGTTGGTTGAACAGGGCTACTTGTTGGGCTAGTGGGCGGTATGCGCCGACGTGCTTGAGTTCTATTCCGTCAAAGTACGCGGCGAGTTGTAGCGCGTTCCATGCGGTGGCCGCGAGGCTGTGTAGTTTGCCGTTTGGGGCTTTGATGTCGCGTAGTAAGGCTGGTTTAATTTCGCCGTTCTTTTGACCTTCAAGGTCGGTCGGCATGATGATTGGTAGTACCGGGTAGTTGATCATGATTGGATGCTCACAAAGTTAGTAAGGGTTGCAATGGTGTGTGTTCCTGATGAGGTAATCGCCCAAAGTTCTTCGTTTGGTGGGATGATGACCGTGATGGATTCGTGTTGGCGTAGTGGTAGCCCGTTTGCGCTGGTGACGTCTTCTCCGCCAATGTAGATGTCGTTGCTTGTTGCGCGAACATTTACGTTTCGTGTTGCGTTGACTGCTTTAGAAACGATTTTGACGCGGGTAGTTGTGACGCTGGTGTTAGTGCTAATCATCTTGTTTGTCCTTGTCTTTGTCTTTGAGTCCGTTACTGGCAAGTAGGCCCGTTAATGCTCCAGCGAGTACGAGTAGGACGCTGGAGAGCACTTCCCATGCTTTTGAGTCGTTCGGTGACACTTCCAAGGGCTGTACGACAAACGCGAGCGAGTACAAGATCATGCCGATGGACATGATGAAAGTCAGCGACAGTGCAAATCCGACCATGAGCACAAGGCGGGCTTTGATCTCGGAGTTGGTGTATTTCTTCATGGTGTGGTTGCTCCTGTGCTGGTGTCACATCTGGGGGCTTCGGGTTTGGTTGTGCAGTCGCCTCGAGTGCGGTCGCTACAGCTGGTGATGACCAGCATGAGTGCGATGGCGAGAGCTGCGACGACTGCAAGCGTTTTCATCAGGTCGGCCCGATGTCTTCAACGATAAGAATCGCTTGACGGGTTGAGCTTCTTTGTAATTGTGGTGTACCTGTCGTGCTGGAAGTTGAAGCAACTCCAACAAAAGTTTTGCTGCCAGCCGAACCGAAACTTTCTATGGTCATTGTTGTCATTTGGTTTTCGGTTTTTGCTGCTGATGGTGTTACAAGAACGCTGGCCGATAAAGCGGTGGTTGTTGCGTCAGTCAATTTAATAGAAATAAGCGAATCACCTCCGGCTACTGTCGGGGTTTGAACCTCAGGTTCAAGATATGTCACTTTGTATAATCTGCCTGTTTCCGCAGTAAAAGTAACACTCATGCCAGTGGCGATCGTTGGCGTTGTTGACAAGTTTTGTGAACTGGTCGAAGTGGCGGAACCCATAATTCCTCTAGGGAAACGGTTTGCTTGATCTGCTGTATATACAGCACCACTTGAAAACTGTGTATTTGGATTGGGCATAGTTTCTCCTTTACCAGCCGAGACGGCTGGTGTCTAAAATTCCTACAGTTGATGAGTTAAGAATAAAAAACTGGTACAACGTTAACGGACTAAAAAATACTTGAAACAATGTTTCGTTCGGTGTTGCCGTTATTTGTACGCCTTCCATGACGACTGCTTCACTTTGCGGCGCAATCGGTGCGCCAGTCTTTTTCTGTATTTGGTAACTGATGTTGCTTGTCCGTAAATATCCGAAAGGGCCTGAAATGTTGGCGACAAATAAACCTAGATTTGTTGCGTCTTGGGCTGCATCAGAAAAGCCGATTGTAAAACGCAAATCTGTTGGGTCCGATTGAGTGTTGGCAAGCCATGACGCGAGGTCAAGACCTTGGCTGTTAGAGAAGTCAACTGTTGACAACGAATAACCGTTTTGCCCGTATGTTGTGAGCGATGTTGTTTCTTGTGCTGTTTGTGTCGTTAACCCTTCCGGGCTGACTTGCACAAAGTTCATCATGTTTAAACCGTTTTGCATTCGTTCAAAAGTCTGGTAAACGATGTTTGTTGCAGGTGTCTCGTAAGAAAAGTCGTATGGTGCAGTCCAATTATCAACCGATGATCTAGCCATAGGCTTTAAAATTGTTCCGTCGTAAAACATTAAACCTTTCTCAGTTGTGAGGTTTAATTGCACTCGAGTTGCCACACTTCCCGAATATGTTGCAGCACTGCAATCACTGTCACCAAAACCAGCAAACGGTAAAACAGTCATAGACGAAGGTAACGGCCCACCAGACGTAGATTCAAACGCTTGAAGTTGTGTACCGGAAGCGCCTACCGTTAACGAAAGATTGTTTGCCTGAACTCTGCCAGCACGGGCCAACCAGTCCGAACACTGAATCGTCGCCGTTGATAAACCTGTATTGCCGGGCGAATCCTGAAACGACACACCTTGAACAAAAAAAATCTGATTAAAAAAACTTCCTGACTTTAAACTGATTTCGTCGTTTAAAGTGAAGCCGCTTATTTGGTCTGAGTCGTTGATGATTTGGATAGACAAGATTTGCCCGTCGTAATCGTCTAAATAGTTTCGGCGGCCAATCATCACATCAAAACCTTGAACAATGCTTGTAAAAGTTGTGGCAGTCGTTTCGTTTTTTAACGCCCAAACAGTTTTTCCCATCACATCGCCCGAGTGTTAATAGGGACAGGCCCCACTTGACGGGCATACTGCTGTAACGCTCGAACGATTGCGTTAGGGTCGCCACCGTTCACATTGACCGTGATCGTGTTGCCACCGCCACCGAGCGCATGATTCGGTGTGATACTTCCAGACGTACCCGGTGTGAACAGTTCAGGACCGCGCTCACCCACAAGATAAGTCGAGCCACCAGCAACAGGACCACCCATAGCACGCGCACCAACAATGCCAACACCAAAACCGAGGTCAACACCGTAACCAGTTTGAAGTTTGTTTAGGTAAGCAGCAGCTGCTATCAGATCGCCACTGTCAACAAAAATCTTAAGTTTGTTTTGCTCACCAAACGTGAGGTCCATCGCAATGGCAAGATTTGCTATTTGCTCAATAGCGTCTTTTTGTGCGGCATTAAACTTTCTGACTTCTTCAGCACTGCCACCAAACGCTTCAACCCCTGCAATAAAAACGGCGTCAAGTGATTCTTGTAGGTTGTCAAACGCTTCGCGTGTGTCGAGTGTGCCAAGTAAAGTTTTCCATTCGGCAGTCAATTCGGCTATGCCGTCTTCTTGATCTTCAATGGCCTCAGTAAGTGCATTCATGTCAGAACGAACATCGGTTTGACGGCGAGCATAAGTGCTCAACTCATCACCAGCGTCTTCTGTGGCACCGCTCATTGATTTCATGGCATCAACAGGACCCATGACAAAAGTTTTGGCTGTGAGTTCAGCAGCTTGAGCAAGTGATTTCATCCAGCCGGGCAACTCAACTTTTGACAGGGCGACGGCTTTGTCAAGCAGGTTTTGCACAACGGGTAACAAAAACTCGCCAACAGCGAGAGTGACGTCACCAATTTTGTCGTTAAGTTGGTCCATTGAGTCACGGAAATCGCGTGCTTGTTTAAGTTCTTTATCGTCAATAATTTTTTGTTCTGAAACACCATCTAAAGATGCTTTGAGATCGTCGGCACCCATCTCAATAAGTTCGGCCATTTGTTGCCAGCCCTTGCCGAGAAGTTGTGAAGCAACTCTGGCTTTTTCGGCTGGGTCTTTAATTCCTTTTAAGCGTTCAACAACATTAAGGAAAGTTTTGTTGACGTCTGTTGCGCCTGTTTCAGTTCTTGCTATTTCAATCCCTAGTTCGTCAAAAAGTTTGGGGCTGGTGCCCAAAGTTTTGTTCATTTTGCCAATAGCAGTTTCAACTGTCCCTGCTTCGATACCGATGTCGCCAGCAACTTCAATAAACTTGGAGGCTTCTTCAACGCTCAGCCCAGTTGCGTCACTAAACTTGCCCGCAGAAAGTGCGAGGTCTTGAAAGGCTCCGATTGCCTTGACTGCAAATGTTCCGATTGCAGCTCCTGCTGCTATTGCGAAATTGGCAGCGTTGGCTTTGACAGCATCTAACGCGACTTTTGAGCCAGCCTTAAATTTGCCCATACCGCCTTCGGCTTGACCGACAGCACTTTTAAAATCGTTGAACGCGGCTTTAGCGTTTTTGATGCCCGTATCTTCAAGACTGGTAATGATCGGAATGTTGATTGCCATTAGCGAATCCTTGCCATTTCTCGGTTTGCTTTGAACACCACGGCCCTAATCGTGGAGTCCATTTCTCGTTCAATCATAGACAACGAGTCCGCGGCTTTAGCCCACATAAAACGCGACGGTTCACCGGGTAACAAACTGGCAAACATGGGACGCTGATATTTCGGTTCACGCTTAGACACTGTGCCTCCGCCTTTACCAGCCATGTCTACAATCGCCACAGGCGCGCCCTTAGTCGTAATTCGGACAATATTGACAGGGACACTCATACGGGGCTCGTTAAGGTTCCTGCGGGGCTTACGGCTGTCAATCTTAATAACCGAGTTCTTGCGCTTACTCCAACCGGTACGACCGTTATGAGCCATACCAGACAGCGGAGGCGACGACGGTATCGACTGGTTAATTTCAGCAAGCAACGGCTTCAAAATGTTGCGAATGTCTTTGTTCAATTCACGCTTTAAAGCAGGGTTGATTTTGCCGAGTTCTCTCAGCGTTTCGCCCACACCTTTCACCTGAATTGTCATCGCTTGCTCTCGTTCTGCTCAATTATCAACCTGACCATCTCATCAATGATCTGGGCTGGAGTTTCCATCAGATCCAACGGACTGATGCCTGTACGAACAGCGAGCTGCGCGATCAGGTTTGTGGCTCTTCCTGCGGGCCCTGTTTGGCTTTTGGGATAAACGTGATATCCATAACGTTCTCTACCCAAGTGCTAAACAACGGAACCACAATCTTCTTTGTTCGTAACGCATCCCAAGCCAACCATGCGAGAGGCTTGAACTTCATGTCCTCTAAGAAACGGCCCACGGAGAGCGTGGGGTGGTGATCTTCCCACCTGCACGCAACTCCGTAAGTGATCGGTGCTTCGAATGTTTCACCGTCAGCCATTTCTACTTTTAATGTCATGCCAATCATGTCGGGGTCCTTTTGTTAGTTGTTGATTACGGGCTGACGATGTCGCGGACCCAAGTGCCACCAGTGAAGGTCACTGAGACTTGGCTCAATTCACCGACGGTCGTAACGATTGGGGTGAACGATGACATCATCGCATTACTGATCGTGTACTCAGGGTTAGACGCGGATTCGGTTGAGCCTGCTGGTGATATCACCAGTGTGGTGGTGCCGTCGCCAACAACATCAAACAGAGTGGCTTCGACTTCGCCTGCGCCGTAGTTGTTGAACATTGTCAAGGTGACGTTCACCATTTGGAGGCCCGACACGAAGCGGTGCCCGGTATCGCCGAAGGTCGTGGATTCAAGTGAGTCGTAACCGATCTCAAGCGAGGCCGCAGAGGTGTTTTGAGTGACGTCCACGGCTCCGATTAAGACGGTTGGGTTGGACAGGTAAACGGTTTTTGTTGTGGGCATGGTTTTTCCTTTATGGGATGCGCTTGGAAGCGATTCTGATAGTTAGGTCGTATGCGGGTAGTTCTTGTGAGCCGATTTGAGCGAGCGACGGTGAGCCACTCACAACAGCGATCGGGCTGTTCATAATTGTGTCGCAGACTTCAAGAATGTAGTTTGCCGAATCGCTATTGCCGGGTGGCGCGCCAAGGATTCGGAGATCAACTGTGATATCTGCGATTTGGTTGTTAAAACAAGTGAACGTCGGTAACTCGACAAACACGGTGAGTGGTCGTGCGTTGCGCGGATCGGTGACAGGCTTGAGTCCCAAGGCTGTGAGCGACGCTGACACCGTGTTGATGGTGTCCGTGAAGATGCCTGCCATTTCATGCACACTGCGATCGTTTAATGCCGAGCAACTGGTTCACTCGACCCAAAGTCATCAACGGTGGTCCTGTCATGTCACCAAACGACGCGTAACTGTCTCCAGTTGTCCCGCGTTCACGGTAAAGCCCTGCAGCGTAAAGCGTGGTTCCTAACAGCACTGAACTGTCAGGGACGGTCGTAAGACTGTCGTGGTAACCAGCCTGCACGCGACGCCTAAAACACCAGGCGTTTGCAGCTGCGACACAAGTAGTTAGGAACGCGGTGTCATTTGCCGTGGCCGACGCGATCCCAAGAAACTCTGTTACTGGCGCAGTTGATGACAACCAAGTACAGGTTTGGGTCCATTGAACTGTTCCTGTCGCTGCAGTTCTTTGATAGTTATCGAAGTTTGATTTGACAAGTAGTTGATTCGTGATGGTGACTTCGTAATCATATTGAAAATCACCTTCATAGCCGACACCAACAAACTCAAAAGTAGGAACCGCTTGAACGATGTAAGTCGCATCAAAATTGTTTCCTACTCCTGCGACAACGATCGTTTGACCAATCGTGATATCTGTGGCCTCAAGGGTCTGAATCACGGCGTAGTCGTCCACACGTTGTGCGTGCGTGACGGTAAATACGGCCATGATTCAGATCCTCTCGTAGTTTCCGTCTATCAGACGAAATCAGCCTTAATGGCAAGTTCTGGCGAAATGACCTTGGATGCCCAGTACCCGCGCACTGCAATCTGCCTGCTGAGTTGTGAGGGGTTTTCCACGGAAATTAGGCCCTTATTCATTTCATACGATTCGAGCGCACGAGGATCAAGGATGGTCATGCCAGCCGAAGTCAAGTTGCGGTCAACGACGACGCGCAAACCGAAAGCAAACGCGCCCTGTGTCGAAGCGACATTGAGCGAACCGTATGCGTTCATTGGGCCCACCTGTGGGAACAACGGACGGTCAGCGGTATCTGACAAACTGCCCATCAATTTCCAGACGTTTGGTGACACAGCGAGCACGGAAGGCAAGTTGCCATTTGAGCCAGTCAAGATGTCAGCGGCTGCGGTATACATCCACTCAACCCAGTATGCCGGGTCAGCAAGTGATGCGTTTGCAAAGTTGTTGCTGTTGGTGACGCCAGTCTGCAATTCTGAGCAAGCAAGCAAGTCGGTGCGGTCCATGTAGACGCGCATCATGTCATCAAGCAACGGTCCGAGTGCTTCAGGCTGTGTCCAGTCAATTGAGGCTTCGCTGATTTCAACATAGCCACCCTGAATGGTCTTGGTGATTTGAACGTCGTCAATGCCGAAAGTCGATGCAGTGATGGTCGTGTTCTGTGTAGCAGTACCGACTGAGTTATGGACATTTACTACAGGGCGAATGAAGACTGAGCCTCCCTGCGGCATGGGGCGCAAGGTGGTTGCATCAACGAGAGGACGCGAGCCAACAAACGTGTTCACCACATTTTGAATGATGGGGGTTGGGATCACACCGGGCAGATCAGTTGTGGTCACGTTGGGAGCTGCGGCGCGGATGTTTTCGTTGAGTTGTGCAAAATCGCTTCCACCACGAACGAATGCTGAGATGTATTCGCTAACGGACGGCAATTTGAATTCGCGCTTGGCGGTTGCATAGATCGGTTGAGTCGCGATTGCGGCTTCAACGCTTGTGGGTTCTGACATGGTTTCATCCTCCTCGGATGGTGTTGTTGGGGTTGTTTCTGTTGGGATTTCTTCTTCGGGTTCGTCGGCCTGAGCCACTAGGTCGCGTATTTCTGCGCCCGAGAACGCTGGCACGGCGACCAAAGACAATTCGACTAGCGAAGCGCGGGTGACAACGGTGGCTTTCAGTTCTTTGTCGTAATACGACTCCTGAACCTCTGCACCTACACTCACCGCGTCATAAGCGCCTGAGCGGATCAGTTCTACGGCGTCCGCGCTGGCTCTTGTTTTTGCGAAGGTCGCGGTAAAGCCCAAGCCCTCTTCAAAATCGGCAAGAGCGTTAACGGTTCCGCGTAACTGCGTAAGGTCGTGCCCTTCTATGAGCTTTGCGGCTTTCTGATTGATATCAAAAGCGCCTCGCTCAAATGCCACACGCTGACCGCCTAAAACGGTTGCGGTGACTGGAGCCCACGGAACTGCAATGCCAGAGATTGACGCTGGTGCGTCCTCTTCTGATTTTGCGAAATCAACTGTGGGTAGATCGGCTGTTAGTCGAATCATGCCATTTCCTCTGATCTGCGTTCTTCTGCTGACGGTTCGTAAGCAACGCTTGCTAAATCGTTCTCTGCTAAATAGTCGTCAATGTCAAATTGGACATAACGGCCACGGGGCAAAATGTTGTTCATTGACAAAGTTTGTTCAATGCAATCCAAATATTGTTTTGCGCCAAACAAGTAAAGGTCCTGTCGTGCGGACTGTGCGTTTTGGTAGGTGTAGCCTTGTACGCCGATGCCCAAAAGGTATGCGGGGATTCCAGTGGCCCGAGACAGTTCAAGTGCTTGGAATTGACGCGACTCAATCAGTTGCAGTTTGTTCGGGTCACTGGAGAACTCTTTGAATGTTACAACGCTGTTAAGTGCGCCAATAGCACCAACTTGTCGAGCGTTACGCCAAGCAGCTGCAAGTTCTGAAAGGTCCTCTGCTGACATTGGTTCAGATGCGTCGGTTTGCTGAAGCCACCCGGCAGCAATCTCGTTGACTGCAAAACGATCCGATGCCTGTTGCAGTTTGATCGCTGTAGCAATTGCGCGGTTGCCCGTGTATAGCAAACCTTGCGACGGTGCCAAAAATTGGATGACGTCATCAGTGTTTAACTGGATGCCATTAAACATGATGTCATTGGACGGTCCGAAACGCTGGGCGGTCTGCTGGTCGCCCAGACTGACCATCGCGGCGGGTAGCCATTCAAACGAAAGCGGACGGCCAGTAGCGGAGGACCGTGAGGTGACATACCAAAAGCCCTGCCCCCACAAAATGAGGTCGGTTACGAGCTGAGAGAAAATGAAGTTTCGAGTCACGCGAGGATCAGGCTGATCCATCCATGATTCGTTCTCTAAATAGATTTCTTCATAATCTTCACCCGTCCACTGGGTGGTGTAATGCTTAAGTTCCAAGCAGCCGACCATTGACGCGATCATCTGAACGGACCGCGAAATGGTCGGCACAGACAAAGCGAGTCGTTGCAACTCCCCGACAGAGTACGCGTAGAAATCGCCGATCTGCGCAGCTGAACCAGCCGCTGCCTGAACGGGAGCAGACGCAAACGCGGGGGTCGCATTAACTTTCTTGCTACCGAAAAGAGCCATCACTTGCGAGTCTCTCACAGATTTTGCGTCTATGTAAGTACCCCTAGCCAAAAGCAAAAGCGGCACGCGACGACCGCACTGGTTTGGACGCCAGCATGATTCCCCACACGGCACAGCGCGCCAACTCAATCGGACCGGGTGACTTTTGCGAACTGAGCACAATGGACCCGCCCGTTTTGACGGCCACGGCTCGAGCAAGATGTTCGGCCAGTGCAATGTCGCCAGTGTGGTTGACGCGGTCCTCCACGATCATGGCGCGACAAGCTGCAGTCCATTTGAGTAACTCGGCGTAGCCGACGATTTGCATCCGACGCCGTAGGTCTGGGGGACAGTGGATTTCTAGCGATGGGGTGACAGCAAGTTTCACGGTTTGGTCGTGCATAATGCGCACTACTTCCTCCCACATTTGAGCGGCCGACTCGACAACAAACGCGACCGAGACGATGACGCGACCGTCATCAAAAGCAGTTGAGATTCCGACGTAGCGTGAGTCGTCAACCGATGAGTCAATGGTGAGCCACTGTGTCGGTGGTGCTGGTCTGTCGGATTTGCGGTCGTTCCACAAGTTGATCGGCAAATAGGAGTTTGTCGAATCAACCCACAGATTGAGGTGGCCACGAATGAACGCTTGACGGTTTGGTGAGTCGTAAGCCAACTCCAAAGCCTTGGCCGTGATCGTTGTCCCAAGTGCGGGGTTACTCCAGCCCCAATATGACCGATCCTCCAAACTCACCCCGGGCGGAAGTGACCACTCAGCAAAATAGAGCGCCGTCGGCTGGCCCGAGTCAATCGCTGAGATGCCCTGTTCTCTAAGTTGCAAAAGCACTGTTGAACCTTGATCGCCCGCAGTTGAGAACATCATCATCATCGGATTCTTGACCGCAATTTGTGACGGACGCAGTGCGGTAAAAACAACGTCGGGACCAATGTCCCACACCTCGTCCACCAGCAAAACTGATGCCGTTAATCCGTGCGCGTGAGCTGACGCCGCGACAACCGAGATACTCGAGCCGTCTGGGAAGTTGATCCGCTCGTCACCGTTCTGCCAACGAACCTTGCAATCAAAGTTTTCTAGGTCGCGAACAACGTCACGAAACAAGGCCATGCTCCGACGTTTTTGGTTAGCCACAATCACAATCGTCTGAGGCTCGCGACGTGCAGCTGCATACTCAGTCGCCATAAACCCAGCGACCGCTCGCATCACAAGACTCTTGCCGTTCTGACGGGCCGTACTAATACAAGCCTCACGAAACACAAAGTCGCCGTCAGCATCCACAGTCAAAGCGTCGTTACAGATGCGCTTCTGCCACTCCATGAGCTCAATATTGAGCACGCGCTTCGCCCAAGCAGTCAGGGCAGGACCAAAACTCTCACCGGGTGGAACAGGCGTCACCAACCTCGGCTCGATCCGACCAGATATGACCGAACCACCGCTGGTTCGGGCTGGTTCCTGCTGGTTCAGGCTAGTTGAGGGGATTTTGGGAT